TACTTCTCGTGTCTGTTGTTTTTGTCGGCGCGGGCGGAAGTTTCCATTTCCTTACTTGATTTTCAAGAAGTAATATTCGTTTTACCTCTAATGTAATTCCTATTTTTTCTAAATTATCACAAATACTACGAGGTATATCCTCTCCCGAACAATCATAATCACCAAAATATAAAATTATAGGTTGTTTACCTTCATGCGCAGCCAATTCAAATCTAACTTTAGCCGAATTAAGAAATGTCAATGATGGATAACCTTTACATGGATTAAGAGCAATATCCCAATTATCACAAGTTTCTTCAAATACACCCTGCAACGCTTTCTTTTCAATAAATACCTCAGGATAATATGGTTGATTATCCCATCTATTTTTATGATAACTTGTAGCCCATACTTTTATTTGTTCTTTTGCTATCTCGGATTCGGTTTCTACATCAGTCCCCCTGTATGCCGTATATCCAATCGTTTCTCTTTCATGGTCAACAAAAGCGTCAAACCTAAGTAATCCATTCCATCTCGCCCATATCATTGCATTAACCACTTTTTTATAATGGGACATGTCGTTTGTCATTCCTATTGCTACTAATTGATAATAAAGTTCACGAATAGTTACATTGCCATCATAACTTTCAGTAATAGGAACTCCCTTTTCAATAATCCATTGTTTTGTAAATCTTGATTTAATGTTTTCTTTCATAACTCTCCCATTATCTGGCGTTACCAACTTCCCGCTCTTCCCAACTATGACAATTACTGCTATTCCATTCTTCCGATATTTCACTTTTAAATGCCGGTGCAATAAAACAAGCGTCTACACAATCAAGGTGTTCTTCTCCAACTGGCATTTGCCAATAATGTTTACAGTTCCAACAACTTCCTTTGGACTTCTCAAAACTTCCCGGTTCACAACCACATGAGTTCATTAACGTCCCCTCTGGTTTTAGTGGGATTGGGTTGTATACTCTTTAATTACTTTCATACTGCCATTTCTTTTATCATATCTCACTAATAGACCATACACTTCATTTTGCTTTCCATAATCAATGCCATAATAATGCTCGTATCTGCCGAAACCATTCTTGATCCATTTTAATATTTTATTGATTATTTTCATTATCACTTTCTATTTTTTTGCCACTCAATCTGCCTGCGGAGCCCTTCCTTGAAGTCAACCCTCGGTTCATAACCGAAGCTCATAACCGCCTTATTAAGGCACGCGCAGGTCGATATGGTGTCCTTTATGTCCTGACGTCGCTTTATCCTCGCCCTCATGCCCAGGATATGCTCTATGGTCTTTACGACGTTTATAACCTGCCAGCACTTCCCAGTCCCGAGATTAAAGACCCCGGAATGACGACTCTCGGTTACGGCGATAATCCCGTCTATTATGTCCGAGATATAAGAGAAGTCCCTTTGAGTAAGTTCCGTCACCGTAGACCTCTATTTCTTTGCCCTCGAGAATCCCCTGGATGAACTTGTAAATCCCCATGTCTGGTCTCTGCCTCGGCCCGAAAACGCTAAAGAACCGCAATACAGCCACAGGAAAGGGGTATAGAGAGCAGAGGCTCTCCCCTGCCGTTTTGGTAATCCCATAAGGCGAGTTGGGTCTTGGAATATCGGTTTCCCGCGAGGGATGCCCCTCATCCCCGTAATTATAGACCGAGGACGAAGAGGCAAAGATAAACTTCTTTACCTTGTGACCGGCAGACCAGTCAAGTACGTCCTTCAGCTGGTCAAGATTATGATATGTGTAACGTCTGAAGGTCTCCCAGCTCTGCCTCACCCCGGGGATCGCCGCCATGTGGAAGACATAGTCGACCTCTTTCAGTTCGTGCAGCTCCCCGATATATCCGGCTTCCATATTGTGATACTCAAAGTTGGGATTGTCCATACATTCCGACATATTCTTGAGCTTGATTTCAGCAGGGTAATTGTTAAGCATTAGATCTATCCCGATCACCCTGTGTCCTTTGGTAAGTAATGCCTCGGAAAGATGAGAACCCAGAAAACCGGCACAACCTGTGACGACTGAAGATACCATTTTACTTTACCTCCCTTTTCGCAGTTCCTCCGTCTTCTGCTATAATATAATCCTCAAGCACCGACGGGACAACATCTTTTAATAATTTCAACATCTGCATCGCTATGCCTCGTATTTCCCATTGTGCGTGAACGGTACATCTCTTATCAAAACAATGGCGCCATTGGGCATAGTTTGCCGTCAGATAAATCTCGCTACATACAGCATTAGGTAATAAAAATCTTGCGTCCTCGTTTGCTTTTTTAAAACCATTCTGTTTCAATATCTTTTGAAACATCATATATTTTTTACGATAATCCTCCATGCAATCCTTAAATAATTCTTCTGTATTTTTGCCACACGCTTTTATATTTGGCGGTATCACATAACCAAAATTCCCTTCGTCGCAATACCTTTGACTCTCTTGACTAATTGCTGTATGACGATGACGAACCATCTGGTGTGTAAATGAACGCGAACCACCTCTTACTAAAAATGAGGCTTTACCGTGTTCAAGAACTGATAGATGCCCAAGTTTACAAAAATGTTTAATTAAATTCTTATCACCCTCCTTACTTTGCTTTTTAAAACTTTGATAGCACACACGTCCTGCTGGTGCTAACAACTCCTCTGGTGTAAAATCAATTAAATCAACTTCCGCTCTCATCTCCTTAATCCCCTTCGTTTCGGATGCTCTTGCCTGTTTCATTTCTTACCTCCTCTCTTTATCCCTTGTCTCTTTAATTATCATATTTCTCATACTGTCGGGTAATCGGGAAACATATCTAATGCCTTGGAACCCCTTAAATTTAATCGGATTATGAAGCCAGCGCCAATCCCCATATTCAAGCACCCAGTCCCCCTCTTTACCCCACACCCTATCAGTTACCTCGCACCGTTCCCCATCCTCGCTTTGATAAGGTGAATAAATAACTTTTCCGTACCCGGTTATCCGCCCATTATTTACAAAATATATCCTATCACCAATCTCAATATCCGGCTTAAACTTGAAAACTCTGAACCAATGACCATCATTTTTTTCAGCAAACTCTCCTTCTTTCTTCGCTATGTTTGTTTCTGATTTTGGAGTGGTTACCATAATATCCATTAATTCCTCCGATTATATGTATTTTACAACTTCAAATCTTATTACCCACGGTTCTAAATGCCACTTACCCTGAAAGCATTCACTTATAAATTGAGCTTTGTTTTTCCAGTATCCGCCTTCCTTTTTCACATCGCTTTCCGGCATATCAGAAAGTCTTTCCCTGTAAGGTTTGCATCTAAGTTTTATAATTGCTATTGGGTACCCCTTTGCTCTTGGGCTTTTACTGTAAGCAAGGCACTCTTCGCCTTTCTTGAACCTTTCAGCATATTTCCATTTCCACAATCTGCGAGTTACTGTTTTCCTTCCTTCAAGCAAAGTATCAACTGTCCATGCAAAACTCACTATCCTCAAAATAATTCCCTCGCTTCCCTATTCACCCACGGAAGCTCCTGTAACTTTTCGGGCCACCGCAGGTTGTCCTTCACAAACACCATGATTTTCTTTTTCCGGGCGTGGTCTATCAGCTCCCGGACCCACTCTTTATCCGTGGGAAAAGCCTTCCTGTGCTTACCCGTGCAGGCTCCGATTATGAACAGTTTTACCTGGGGGATCCATGCAGGGTCGATTCTCTTTAATAATGGCTCGAAGCTGATAAATTTATTAGGGTATCTTATCTTCGCAAAGTCATCAAGATTACATTGGTTTCCGTCCTCCGTCGCTCCGAGCCAGCAGTTCGGGGGAAACTTGTAATTCAGATAACCAGATGGGTTCTTCGTCAAGAATATAAAGGTGTGTTGCGGGCAGTTTCTAACGACCTCAATAATCTTCTCTGTATGGGATGAGGGGATGTCGTTGTGAAATAGGTCGATTGAGGAACCCGCAAAGATGGTGACTGGTTTCTTCTTTCTGGACGGTTTATTAAGTTCCTCAATATCAAGCCTTATGCTCGGGTTTCGCTTGAACCGGGCATTTATTCCATCCATGTAGCAGTAGCCACACCTCTGGGGGCAAGCTCCCTTTTCGGCATTCCAACTGAAGCCCTGCGTGCCGTCTTGGTTGATAACCCATTCGATATTCGTCCGGTTCATTTACTCTGCCTCCTTAAAATATCCAACTGGTCACGCCTCAGTAAATGTTCATACATTGAAATCCATTTATTACCGTCCAACCTTATTCCCCATTTCCTCATCTTATCAAAGCAGGTCTGAACCTCTTCTTTGCTCGGTACATACCTATCCTCTTTCGGTTCATTATAAACTTGGATTGGCTTTGCCTTGATGGGGTCGAATCTATCTTCTCTTGTACGCCAATCTATCTTAGGGAATACAGACGGATCGCCACAGAGCCCCTGTATCCTTGATGGGATCCTGTCCATCACCTTCTCCTCTATCTCGTTGAGGTCAAGATTACTCGTTATGATAATCCCGAACTTGTTTGCGGACTCCCGGTTGTCAAGTATGCTAAATATGCACTCTACCGTACCCTCGCCCAGTTTCTCCGCACCTAAATCGTTAAGAACAAAATAATCAATGTTGGAGTATTTATCAAGCATGTCGATTTTGTTCTTGTTTCGGACTGCTACAAGGTACTCGTTTTTCAGGTCTCTTACATTCCTAAAGTAGAATGACTTTCCCCGAAGGTATAATTTTATCATTATGATTGAGGCGAGCATTGACTTGCCTGAACCACAAGGACCAGTGAAGAAAAAACCTCTTTGCTCATTATTGTTTATGAAATCTCCAAAATCGGATGGTTCCATTGGGTATCCTTTTTTCTCATCGTCGCGCTCCTTGAAGTTGAAGTCGTTCCATGTCGCCCTTACAAAGTTCTCAGGTATGCCTCTTATCAATAGATTTTTTTCTGCTTCGTTCCATGATTTCATCGTATTTACCGCCTTTCTTTTTCTTGAAAGCATTATATTGACTTGAGAAGTCCCTTATATCGTAGCCTTTCTTTATGTAAAACTCTTCTTTGGTATTGAAAAACGAGTCTATGGTTAATTTAATGTCGTCAACATTCTGTGTTTTAAGAAGTTCCTTGAATTTTTTTCCTGCCATTGAATAATTAAAATCAGGTTTGTCGAATTTCGTTTTAAGCTTTTCATAGAAATAGTCCTGGAGTTGCAGAACCGGGGCAGAGCGATCGGGCGTCTTCTTTAACTTAACTTTACTTAACTTAACTTTACTTAACTTAACTTGTGCACCCTCTTGGTTGTCATCTGGTTGTCGCTTGGTTGTCATTCCTTCAATACCTTTATCATCTATCGTCAATAAGAGCTGTTCAAGTGGGTAGGGAAGTTCTGACCTTACATATCGATCACTCCTAATATGCTGTTCTGAGGTCCAACTTGGATGGTAGCCATAAATCTGTCCATCAACTTCATATATTTTTATCAATCCAACCACAACTATCTCATCCCTTAATTTTTGGATTAACTCAACACTCTTATCATCATAAGGGAACATATTCGCTTTCAGGAAAAGAGGGTCAGCCCGGAATCTCCCATCATCATCGGCTTTGATTATCATCCCTCCATAGAGTACTCGAGCAGGATCACTGAGCTTACCGTATTTTAAGTTCTGAGGCAGTCCGCTGCTAATCATTCTGCCGGTTCGTACCTTAGCCATTAACTTTCCTCTTATTCATATTTAGTCTTTGCAACCTCTCACTTGCCATTACTCTATAAGAATGTGTCCTCTTCGTCTGCCCTAAATATAGTTTCTCGTACCTCAGCCTCGCACGATTTACTTCGTCAAACATCACTGCTATTCTCACTCCCGCTTTCAAGATGTCGGTTGAGCCACTACTCAATCTTATAAGAGTGTCCGCCATGTCGGTTTTTATTATTTCAATTGATCTCATTTTTTCATCATCGCCTTTATTATTCCTGGTCTTGACCATTTCCTGACAAAAAGATTGTCATCCCGATCGAGTTCTCCTGCATACCGTTTATTCTTCGCTGGCTTTTGGTATACTTGGACAAAAGGGAGTGTTCCACATTCATAGGCAAATCTTAATCGACCCTCGGATTTCTTGATGGGTTCATTTAATCCGGCGAGAACATAACACCTCAATGTATCGCGAGGGAAACCCCTGTTTGTTAGCATAAGACAGGCCTTCTGAAATGATTTTATTCTGGAATCACTATCTAAAGCCAACCATATTTCTTTTATTCTTAGACTTCTGAATATATCAATATGCCATGATTTCAACAATCTACAATCAATTCCCTTTAAGATTATGCCACTTTGTCTACTTAACATTTCTCTGACTTTGTTTAAGTGTTTCCTTGACGAGAGGAGAATATTATTATCTTGGATGATGTTACCTTCTTCGATATTTATTTCCCGGAACCTACCTTCGTTTTTCGGTACATTACACCATGGACATTTAAAATCACAACCCCGGGTGGTTATTATAATTCCCTTACGGAGATACATTCCATTCTTAAATCGGTCACAAGGCGATCCATAAGGAACTCCGCCTATCCTTACATTTTTATAATACATCCGATATTCTGTTTTTAACTTCTCGGCTCTTTCCATCTGCCATGTAAAGAGGACGGATATGTGAACCTCATCGACATCGGGCATCATTCCCGGGAAGTCCGGCATGCCCACCCTTACCATCTCGTCGTTGGGTGTCATGGATGTTCTTTCTACAAATACTCTTAATATTTTTTTATTCTTCCTCATCTTCCAATTTCTCTTTCAGCTTGTCCGCTATCTCATACCTTCCTGTTTCCTCGAGGGCTTCAATGAGTTCCTTGAGGTCTTCTTTGTCCAGTGATATGTCGATAAATTGATTTGAAATGTTAGTCATAATTTAATATCGCTTTTAACTTGGTCTCCCCACACATCCCATCCTTTTCTCTTGCCAATCAATTCTCCTTTAGATCTTGCAAACAATTCTATTTTAGGATTTAATCCTGTCATTTCTATTAATTCATATAATTGTTCCGGCTTGCTTGAATGTTTACCAACCTTACATTCAATTACATTACATTTCTGTATTCTAAAAGCCTTTACTTTACCTCTAACTCCCATTAAACATACTTCCACCTGACCCCTGAACCAATGACCACAACCTAATGACATTATCTTTCTCCAAAATATTGAAGTTTTATATTTATATCCCCAACTTTCCATAACTTTAAAACCATAAGGTAACAAAGGAACAGTTACCCATAAAAACAAAACAGAATTGATATCAGCAATATCTTTAACTTTTAAATTGCATATCTCATCCAAAGGCATTGTATTATAATGATGTTCTGCTCCAAATCCGTGAAGTCTATATTTTTTATATCTCGCTGTATCACGGTATTGCCATGGAGGATCTGCATATATTATCTGATATTTTTTCATCCTAAGTTTCCCACCAATAAACCTGATTTAATTTTACACTCTTCGGTATCAATCCATTTCCCCTCTAAGTCAGTCTGCCAGTGGGTCTCGTTCCCACATCCGCAGAACAGCCAGTGGAAGCCCGACTGCCACAGAAATATTATCTCTATCTTGGGGGTTCTTTCCCGCCCGCAGTCAGGACATACCACCGGCTTTTTGATTTCCTCAATCTTTTTCATAAACTCACGATAAGACCTCATCTTTATCTCTTCCTGAACCTTTTGAAAATCGTATTCGCACTTATGATCTGAGGCAGGCTTATCGAAGTCTATCTCGCCCTGCTTCATACCTTCTTTACCTCCAGGAACTCGGAAATCGGATTGATAGTCATCTTTAATCCGCAAAGAGTCAACTTCTGCTGCTCTTTTTCTTTCATCAGCTTCATTATTAATACCTTCTGATGTCCTGCCTCATCTTTGAGGTTACTAATTTTATCCATGATTTCAGCAAGCTCTTTTGTTGCCTTTCCGATGGGTGTTTCCTCAATCTCCATCGGGAGTTCGTCCTTCTTCCCTTTTGTTTTTTCCGTCTTTTTGTCTGCCATGCTTTCTCCTTTCCTTTTTAGTTTAACCACTTTTATTATTTTTTTCATTGCATAATTATTTGAATACCTTGATATTTTTGATAGTAACTCTGCGATTGATACTGGCATACAGCCACAATCTTTATATATACCCTCTACTGTCTGTTCAAACATTTCATAATAAGATATTCTTTTACCCTCTTTAATGCCACCGATCTGACTATATTTATTCCAGTCGGCATATCTCAAAGCGAGAGCATAAAATAATGCCCCATAGGATTGTGCAGTCCAAAGTTGCCCCACTTTTATAAAACTATTCTCGCCTATGCCTACAAGATTTATATTCTCTTTTTTCGCTCGGGCAAGCCATAGTTTAGATATGTTTTTCGGGATGAATCCTATACTTAAATTTGAGATGTATTCGTTTCGTAATATCTGTTTAAATAATTTTTTGTCGGGGTTTATTTTACATTCTAAAGCAATAACCATACCATCGCCTGTTAATCCCATATAATCAGCATGGTCATTATTTGAAAACCTCGGAACCTCACATCTCACAATCTTGCAATTAAGTTCTTGGGTTAAAAATCCCTTAGCGAAGACATCGATGTCTGATTCCTTTTTGATATTTAGTTTATTCATCCCTTCCCTTTATCCAAACATTCATAACATATCTTGCCTTTTTTTGTTACCAAACATATCCTTATATGTCTTCGTATTTTTTTCTGGCATTTTATACACTCCCCGACAGGGTCAACCTTGTTTAACAAATATATCTTTGCGTTCAGTTCTCCCCACAAATCCCCAGCACACACAAAATATCTTACTGCTCCCTTGAGGGGCGTATAATAACAATGACAGATATCGTTCTTATGTATCGCCTCTTTTTCTTTGAATATATGAAGGTTCTTTAATTTCCCATAGCAGAAGAATGAGAATCCTCTTTTGAAAGTGTCTTTTGAAAAGGTGGAATACAATACCTTTGCGGTTTTGTCGTAGCAGAAAAATGGTCTGTTATCTTGTTTGATAAATTTATTCTTTTTCATTCATTCCCTAACTTTTCCTTTAGTTCCTTTATATTTTGAACTTTTCTTTTCATTGTATCTTCAATAAACTTTTTCAGTTTCTCATTCTCTGCCCTCAACTTCCCGATTTCTTTTTCAGCATTTTCTATCATTTTTGCATTAAACTCTAAACTCGCATTAGACCTTTTCTTTATGTTTTCCACTTCTGCCTGTAACTTAACCACCGTCTTTTCGTGTTCTCTTACTGTATGCTGATATGAGCCAATTGCTGTTGACCTGTATTTTATCTCACTTTTCAACTTCTCTTTCAGTTCCGCTATCTCCTTCACCGTATCCCGCAGGATGGTTAGGGCTTGCCTTATTTTAATACTATCATCTAATTGGACATCTATATTTCTACTCATTATTTCTAATGCCTTTTTCTCGCTCATTTTCTTATCTGGCATTATAAACCTCCCTTTTTTATTTATAATTCTTAAACTCCCTGTCCACTATCTCCAGTAACCTCTCTATGTCCCAGAATGTGTCATATTTATTCCCATCCCTCTATCAATCCCTTGTTTCCTAATATTTGTTTATATGCTTTCTTATCTACCACAATTATTTTTATATCGGGATAATACTTGCTCATGCGTTTTAGTTTAGTCCTGCTACTCGCGTCCATGTAGCCCTTTACTTCGTAGTAATATATTTTATCTTTCTCCCATATCTTAAAGTCGGGAGTATAGAATACAGAACCTCGTTTCACGGGAAATTTAAAAGTATCCGGTTCATATTCCCATTTAGTTATATTGCCGTTTTTAACAAGAAAGTTTAAGTACCTTGCAATGTTTGCTTCCCACCGACTCCTAACATAAATCCCAATGTCTTTTCTCATTCCCCCTTCAAATCGTTTTCTTTGTTTTTTTATTAATCTCTTATACTCGGATGAGTCCATTTTATATCTCCTCGTCTAAGAAGTTTTTTTTTCTTATGTTTGTTTTCCTTTCTCAAGTAAATCCTTATTCTCGTATACGTTGCCGATTATCTCAAATTCCTTATCCCACCGATACAACTGAAATCCTTTTGTGTTGCCTATTGTGTCAGTAGTATTCTCATAATAAATATATCCATATTCATCTTGCTTAACTACCGCAATCCTATCTTTCCCATAGGCAAAAATCTTAACTATGTCATCAAAATATTCCTCTTTCCCGTTCTTGTCTTTCAAGCCGGTATATTCTCTCAATTCAACATCGTCAAGATTAACTTGAAAACCATGCCTCTCTCTTTCAACGAACGCAAGGTCATTCATCATTAAAGTTTTGCTTAAAAAATCAATATATAAACCTCTCCCATAATCTTTAATTTTTTGTGCCATGCTAAATACTTAATTTCTCTCATAACCCATCCTCCCTTTTCTTACCATCCTTATATGGAGTCAATACCCCGTCCACGATTCTCTTATCCTCCATTACGACATTATGAACTTGTGGTAAATCTGCGATATGCCCTAACGACTGGACGGCATCCCTAAGCCCCTTGTTCTGCTGAATCTCCTCCGACAATATCTCAATCGTTATGGCGGTTATCTCACGTTGGATAGCATTCTTAATCGTTATAATACTTCCCCATTTCTGTTTGATTTTATCTACCCCACCTGCCGGTGGCGAGGTGTCAGGTCTGGGGGATGAGGGTTTTTTATTTAATCCACCCTTATTCACCTTACCTGGGACGAATTCTTTATCCTTGTTTGATTTCATAATTGACTCTCCTCCTTATTCATTTCAGTCAGTGCCTTCTTATGCGACTGGCATGGTGTACACCTTCCGCATTTATTTTTATTTTTCCGGGGTTCCTCGCAGAACCAGATATGTTTGTATAGACCGAGCTTCTTAAGGTATGTTATAGCTTGTGATTTATTTTTCCATTCAAACGGATAGGCAAGTTCAATGTCTTTAAGATGATTAATTTTTCCCATATTACGAATAATATTATCAATGTAGTATCGATAATGCCAGAAGTCATCACCCTTGATGTACCCAAAGTTTATAATTGAGTTGTGTTCAACATGGGGAAGAACCAGCCCGAGCCATAAAGACGCTTGAGGAAGCCCATACCCTTTAGAACTAATTCCATTATCGATATTGAAATTAACATCAACCTCAACATACTTGATATATTTATCCTTTAATTTCTCTTTGATTGCCTCCCTGGACTTCTTTTCTAATTTTTGCTTGAGGTCGGTGACAATAACATTTGAGGTAATGCTTAATGCGATAACAGGATTCTTCTCGGAAGCGTCTTTAGATAGTTTATGCAAGAGGGCAGTGCTGTCACAACCACCCGACCATGCGACGTAAATGTTTTTATTCATTTATTCTCTTTCCCGTTCCCGTACCAGTGAAGATACTCGCGCTTTGCGGATTCCACTGCTCCCCGACCTTCGTACTTTATGAATATAACCTTCCGATTAATTCCCACGATCGTTCCAATTCGCCCTTGTCCCTCTGGTGTTATCTGAACAATCTGTCTTCCGATATCCTGTGTTTTCGGTTTAATCATAATGCCATCACCCCCTGATTCTCCTCGTCATAGACTACCTTCTCGGGGTCGTTCTTGAGGATAGTGATTTTGTATTGATGGAAATTTCCTCGGGGATCTGGGTAGTCTATCATCCCGTAACTTCGGAGGTTGCGAACATATTTACTAACACTCAGGGAGTATTTACCCTCAGGGATCACTTCTCTTTCCACAACCCGGGAATGGATTGTCAGCCTGCCCTTGAATGAATGAGCCTGCAACCAGTCAAAGACTCTCTGCTCGCCCTCGGAAAGTTTTTTCATAATATTCTCCCCTATTTTAATTTGCAGAACACATGAAACATCAATAAACCATCGTGCATTTTTACCGTTCCAAGAAATCTATCATCGGATTTAATATCCCCAGCATTATGTCCCGTTCCATGAATAATTATATCATAGGTATCTTTTCCTTCCGACGTATTCTCCACTAAAGCATAAAGGACAATCTCCTCCCTCTGTTCTTCAACTGATAAAACAACTGACCCCTTCGGTAATTCCAGTTCTTGATAATCCTCTACCTTCAGAATATACTTAAAAATAGTTTTCATCGTTTCCCCTTTCTCGTAATTTTCAATAGCCATTTATTAATTTTATCTACCAACTTATCGAGCCCCGATTCTTTTGTTATTGTATCGATGAGTTTTTCTACCAGATTATTGAACTCTTGAAACGGACTGACCCGAGTGCTCTCTTTCAGGCCTACCTTTAATACTTTTTCAGCCATCCCTTTCCTCCTTACATTCCTTATTTTTTGGAAAACAATGACCTCCTTTCGTATTAATTTCTTCTTCTCCTCGGGTCAGCCCTCTTTTATTATTTAATCTAACAAAGATTTAAAATCTCTTTCGAGTATAGCTTTAAATTCTTTTCTTTCCTGTTCTTCTGTTTCTTTAAGCTCATCATATAAATCATTATCAAATATATCGCCTATTGCCTTATTCAATATTCTTATTTTTTTACCTCTTTCAACTGCCTCTAATTCAACTTGCCCTATTCCATTCCACGTTCTACTTCTCGTGTCTGTTGTTTTTGTCGGCGCGGGCGGAAGTTTCCATTTCCTTACTTGATTTTCAAGAAGTAATATTCGTTTTACCTCTAATGTAATTCCTATTTTTTCTAAATTATCACAAA